CATCCGCACTTGAATTATCAGTCGGGTCGTAGTAGTAATCGCCTATTACCTTATTCTGAATAAGTCTGTATATGATAGTAGTGTCGAAGACAGTCACTGATCGCAATTCTGTCATATTCTTTATAATCTCAATTCTGTCCAGTTTTCTCTTATCGAATGCGCTCATCACGCCCGCTCGTGTTGTATCTGCGTTCAGAATAGTAACCGCAGGTGTACCTGCGTTTATTATCACAACACTTGTATCAGTGCGTAGTGAGTCCAGACTGACAGAGCCGGCCGCATCCGCGCTATCTATATGCCAGCCGTTATCATAGAACACCCAACGTTTGTTAAGGCAGGAGTCCCAAAAATGTGCACCGGCTCGCAGCTGCGACCGCAAGCGTGGTGAAAAGTTAGTATCGCACCGTACCGGGATAGCGCCCAGCGAATCCTGCAGTAATACGTCATACTGCCACCAGGTCTTCATGCGTTGCGGCACCTGCGCAGCTGCCTGCTGGCAGACGAGCAATAAGAACAATGGTCGGAATATGTGCTTCATATCATGTTTAACATTTGATCGTCCAGAGCACGCCCACGTTGTCCATACGTGTCTCAGCGCCACCGAACGGTGCCGTAGTGACGGCCGTCATCGGATTAGGTTCGTCCAGATCACCGCCACCGGTAAACTTGCCGTTGCCCTCTTGCGTCCGCGAAGTGGCGCTGGGTGGGACCGTTAGCGTGTGCGTATGTGCTTCGGTCTCGTACCGCTGGAAACCCCCTGGTTTGTTCAAGTGCCGTTCTGTATCATCACCCGTTTCACTCTTAACGCCACGCAGCGCCACATTCATGAGGTCAGGTACGCGAAACGTCGTTGAGCCATCCCCGGTAGAGAAGCAACCACGATAAGGCCTGCTTACAGTTCTGCCGGCCACCGTTGCGGATGCTGTGTTCCACACCGCGTCAGTCACCAGCGACGCGCCGATTCCTTGCACCCATTCCCACAGACGTGGGTACTGACTGCGTTGCAGCAGCGCTCCGTTCGCCACCACTTCGTTCAACCCTGCCTTGTAACACGCCTGAACCTTCCCCACCTGTTCATATATCTGACCGAAGTTGTTAATTACGTACCAGCCGTCGTCCGCCCTGAGCAACCACAGCGCTTCGCCCCTACCCATGTATAGTGTGCTCTTGCCGGTGTTCTGCCAGTATATGTATTGCCCACCGGTTGTGGCGAACGTGCATTGGTAATTATTCGTGATCATCGTTTCAGCAATGATCACTGTGTTTTCCGGCACGTCCTCAACGGACGGCAACGTGACGGTTATGATTGAATTATCAGCGCGTATCTGCAGCAGCTTCTGCCAGTGCGATGCATTTAGTGCGGTATTAGTTGTAATGAGCTCAACGCCGGTTATCAGTCCGCCAGCACCACCCACAGGTGTGGGACTGCCAGGCGTACCTGCCTGCAGCTCGTATACATCAAGCTCGAAGCGTTCGCCTTCAAACAATATATCGCCTTCCTTCACCAGTTCAAACCCGCCAGCACCCAATATCTCATATTCCTCTCCTTGAATTAGCGGTTGCCCGCCACGTCGTAACCGGAATGTCTTACCGGCAAGGGAAGGAATCGCTGCCACCGTACCGCCATCCGCCGATTCCGGAACAACGTAAATAATCGACGAACCCGACGCCACCGGAGCGTAACCACCACTACCACCGGTCTGGAAAAACGTATACAAGTCTTCAAGCGTCGTGTACTTCGTCTTATTGACTGAACTAACCCACAAGGGCACACGATCTGCAAGACTCAACGCGTCCAGGTTTTGCGGCAATTCAGGTATGCGAACTGTTGCAAGACTCATTATTGTGCAAACTATTAATAGCGCTATGGCCCGCCGGTTATCAAAACAGAAAACCGGTAATTGTTCGGGTTTTATACCAGCCTATACAGCTTGCCCGTGGCGTTGTCGACGTATACCGGAGAAAAACCAATATCGGTGCTGGTCTCAGGAATTGCCTCAATAACGATCGAGCCTTGCTGCACCTTCAGGTCACCAATGGCCGTGTTGTTGAGAATTGAATTATTGATGAGTGAAGTACGGACATTGGACAAGTCCCGACTGGTGGATTGCGTTGCGCTCACCAGTGCGGTGAAGGTGCCTTTCTCATTTATGTCACTTATCTCAATCTGGTAGTGGTGCTCATTGATCAGGTTACGCGTGACTTGCACCACACGGATTTTGCGCTGCAGTCCCAGCTGCGCGTCTTTGACCCACACCAGATCGCCAACGTTCAGCACCCAGCCACTGCGCTTGATGAATACCGGGTCGATCACTATAGCGTACTTGACCTGCGGTTCGCTTACCTGTTCCAGCAGGGCAAGTGCTTTTTCTTTCAGTTCCGCCTCTGCTGCCTCAATGTAGCTGTCTGGCATCTTGATGTCCACCAGCACATACTCATCACCAATCACAGGCCTTAACGTAGTGCTGGGCACTTCCAGCCGCCGTTCGTTTTTATTCTTGAGAATTGTGAACTGCTTGGTACCGTTATTGAAAGCGCTCACTTCAAACTCATAGCCTGCCAGCTGGCCGGTATTGAACACCACCTTAGCGGAAACGCCTGGCAGCAGCTGATCGTTCAGATCGAAGTCCATGTTTGCGTCCACAAAAACAAACGGATTGCCTGCGTTGACGGCAGTAACCTTCCCGGTACGGCGCGGATAAACGTCGTCGAATAGCTCCGTTGCTTCGATCACCCCGTAGGTGTCTGTGTTCTTCTCTACGTAATAATCGCCGTTCGGCATCAGCAGGCGACCAACGTAGTCCCTGTAATCAGCTGGCAGGTTCTTATCAGACCCAAACGCATACAATCGCGTTACCACGGAGCTATTGTCCACATTCAGTCGCGTAATCTCGTACAGCCCTTTGTTGCGGCCATGCTTGAACAGGTAGCCGGTATCACGGGCACGTGTTGTAAGATGTATTGTTTTCCCTTCGACCCAGAATTCCGTCTGAAACGCTTCCGCAATCCTGCCCAGCGCACTGAAGCAATTCTCTTTCGAAAATGTCAGATTCTTGTATTCCGAATTTATCACTTGCCCCTTTTCCCATCCGCCGTTTACCCGGTTCACGTTATCAACCACCAGCTGCAGGAATTTGTCAGCGTTCCCCATCAGTGAGAAGCTGCTTTCCCGCAACGTGTTGTCAGCGCCGAGAAAAAGAAACTGGGTGCGTTTCAGGTCAAGCGCCTGACTGTCCAGCACCATTGTATACTCCCACAGGTACGTGCTTACTTTGCGCACAACCGGCAAGCTGGCAAGAGTGTACTTTGCACCGAATACTTCGCACCAGTCATTAATTGCAAACGGAATGTATCTGTTATCCTTAAACGTTATGTTGAGTTGGTCCTCCCCCATGATTCGTTTCACCCACGTGCTAGTGTCGTCGGGCTTGATTGTCACTAGAAGGTTTTCACCCCTGTTTATATCAATTGTGTGCATATCGTGATATTAGGTAACAAGAAACCGGCCATCTTCGTCCACTATGTAGATCAGCGAGCTGTCCACCTGCGGCTCGGTCTCGATCAGATTTAGTGTGAACTTACAGGCTATCTTATCTACATCTTTCAATCGAGTAAATCGATCGAACAGTGTGCAGTCCCTGTAATAGACGTAATATGACCGCTCGCCAAACTCCGCGATCGTTATGCGTCGTGGCCCCGGCTGGATAAGATCGGCGATGAAGCCGTGGTACTTCTGAAAAAACTCATCCGTGGATTCAGCTATGATCGCACAACGCAAGGCGATCTGCCTGGACTGCAGGAAGTACCTGGACAGATCAACGTCCAGCCCGTTGCTGTCCATCCAGTCATGCGTGATGCTTTCTTTCTTTGCCGCGTACTTCAAAAAATCGTCGCTGCCTGCTTCGACGAAGACGTTGTAGGCTGTCCACAAGTCCTTACCGTCCATATAGTGTCTGCCACTGAGGTCCATAGTTATCTTATTTTAATGCCTTGCAGCTCGAACCGGGCAAGTATCGCACGGACTTCGATTAGATTGGCAGTGTATGACTCAATATTCTGTAATGACCGTAACCCCTGCTGCGCTACGTTCAGCTGTTCAATAGCAGTGATGCGCAAGCCACCGAATTGCCCGGCCAGCAGGTCTGCCTGATCCGCAGTCATGCCCCGTATTGCGCCGGAGAGCGAATTACCACCTGCGGTGGTGATAGGCATATTCGTGATCTGCTGCAGTTCCTGGAATTTGTCCCCTGCATTCTCAATAATGGCATTGAAGCGCGCACGCAGTTGTTGTATTTCGGCTTCACTCAGTATGCCGTCGCTCTCTGCATCTGCAGCGAATTGTTCATAAAATTCCTTTAGCGGCCCTTCCAACGTCTGGAATTTGAGCGCCTGCAGCAGCGCGTTTTGCATCAGCTGCTGAAAGTTATCTGCGAAGTCGCTGGCACTGCGCAGGCCTGACCGGAAGCCCTCAATTATGCTATCTGCTATATTGTCTGCCGTCGTGCCGGTAAGCGTCTGTCTGAATTGATCAGCGTTTTCCGCCAATAACCTGTCTACGTCTACACCTTCCTGTTTGATCTTCTGTAACAGTTCAAACAGTTCTCTTGCTTTTCCCTCTAATTGTCCTTTTAAGAACAATTCTTCCAGCTCGTCGAAGGACAGTCCGGCAAGCGGTACATCAACGATTTTTTGCACCTCCGTGCCAAACTCACGGGCAATTTCCTCCATGGTCTTGCCCATCCTGCGCAGCCACTTATATGTTTCTGAAGCAAGGAAAGATGGGGAAAGAACGAATGTTGACTGTATGACCTTAGCGGTCTGGCCTTGCAGCTCGGTAAACACCGTCTCGAATTGCTTCGCTACTTCATCTTTTTGCTTGAGCAGTAATTCACGTTCCTTTTCCAGCCCTTCAACGCGAAGCTGGTTTAGCCGTATCTGGTCGCGCAGACGTTCCCGGTAGAGCGCATTAATCTCCTGTTCGCCCACGTACAGCCTTGTGTTGAACTCTTCCAACTCCCGTTGCCGTCGCAGGCGTTCTTCTCTTGCGCGCTTACCGGCATTGAATATGCCTGCAATTGCGCTGATGGCAGACTGGATGCCGCCAACGATGTTACCGGTAGCGAATTGACCGATCGCGTTGATCGCGTCACCTGCAATCTCCATGACGCCAGACAGCTCACGTATCATGTCCGCTAACTCATCGTTAGTGCCCTCCAGGCTGCTGGCCAGTTCGTCGAATGACCCTGACAGGGTCGCTGTAACATCCGATATGTCCAGCAATTTTTGCCCTGTATTAAATAACTGTGTTGTTTCTTTACGTAATTTTTTTATTGCTTCGATTGCGTCCTCAATCTGCTTCTTCAACACAGGGGGCAAACCGGGATTGTCTTTCAGGTACTTCTCTAACTCCTTTTGCAGCTGCTTCAGTCGCTCGCGTGAATAAAACGTAATATCGGCGTTAAGTTTTTTATATATATCTGATTGTTTGAGGAATTCCAATTTGAGTTGGTCTAGTTCTTCTTGATGCGCATTTTTCAATGCGGACAGCCTCTCCTCCAACTCTTCACCGGAATACTGCGATCTTAGCAGCTGAACGTTGCGCAGATACTCTTCCTCCAATCGTACTCTTGCCATATTGAAGGTCTCGGTTTCTTTTTGCAACCGCTCCAATTCTTTCACAACCTCGTCTGCATCCTTCTTAGCCCTATCCTTTTCGGCTTTAGTTATCTCTGCTGCTAAAAACTCTGTCTTTATCCTACCCAGCAGTGTGCTGTCTTGCCGCACCAACGCCAGCTGCACTTTCAGAAATTCGATGAAGCTGTCATATTCGGCCGTCTGGTAATCCACCAGTTCGCGGGCTTTTTCCCGCCCTACTTGCAGCTTGTATTGTTCGAACTGGTTGAATAATTCACGCTGTTGCTCAATGAATTTTCTGTAGTCATCGGCTTGTTGTTTTTGCGTCGTGTTGCCGATCTGCGTTGTTCGGGCATTCTCAATGCGACGGATGATGCCTTCGCTGGCATCCAATTCCTTCGCACGTTTGATCAGTTCATCATACTGTTCGTTTATTTTGTCGATCTCGCTTTGTTCTTTCTGCAGTCCTGATTGGAGCGCGTCACGTTCAGCGTCCGCAATCGCCTCCAACAGTTGTTTTAGCTGCTGTTCCCGTTTGCTCAGACCTTTTTCTGCGATTTTACCTGTGATCGCCTCCAGCTCTTTTTCCAGCGTTCTTATCTGATTAGTAAATTCTTTATACTGTGTGCTGGTAGCACTTACTTCATCCCGCCGGTCCTTCAACGCTTTTATTTCGTCTTCGATGACCTTCACAGTCCTTGCAGCTGCTTTAGCGCTGTCGGCCGTATCTTTTGCCAGATCAGCACCAGCCTGCCCTAACTCCTGCGTTACTTTTTTCTGTTCTTCCAGCCGCGCAGTGATGGCTTTTATATTCGTCTCGCTTTCGATGATGGAAAATTGTATCAGACCGCGAGACTCACTATCGCGTGCGGTTTCCAGTTCTTTTTTCAGCGACTCAATCCGCTGCTGTGTTTTATCGATTTGCTTTTGCAGTGCCTGTTCTCGCTTGATGCTTTCCGCTATCGCTTCCTGGTTGGCCTCTGCTGCCAGCTGCTTACGAAGGCTGTCAAGGTATCTATCAACGCTGTTCTTCAGATTGTCATACGACAGGGATTTTGCATCCAGCCCCTCCACTATCTTCTTATCCACCTCGGCCAGCTTGTTGTAGATGTCAATGCGCTGCTGCTCTGTCAGGTTGCCTTTCTTCACTAGTTCCAGATACGGCTTAATCTTCGCTTCCTGCTGCGCATAGGCCTCGGTTGACTTCTCCTGTGCTTTGTTCAGCAAGTCCTGTGCGGAGGCTACCGACCGGGAGGTCTTGCCAAACACAACCATCGTGGCGACCAGTGCAGCTATGCCGGTGGTTACCGCCACGGCAGGATTGCGCAGCATTGTAGCGTTCAGCAGCTTCATAGCACGTTCACTGATCTGTATAGCCTGCGCACGCAACAGCTCCGCAACGGTTTGCCCCTTAGTGAGCGCAGTGGAGACGGCAGTAACGACATTGGTGGCAATGATGGCAGCACGGTAAGAACCATACGTGATGATCAGTACTTTCAAGATGTCCAGTACTGTTTCATAGTTCTCCACCAGCTCGGTCAGTACGCGTATGGCGCCACTCAGTATACCTTCATTGCTCTTGCCGATGTTATTCAACATCACATCCCACGCGTCTTGCAGGTTAGCAATCTGACCAGTAAGCGTCTTACTCTGTTCTTCCATCAGATTGAAGAATATCCCACCTTCACTGGTCAGGTTCTTGAACGCCTTCTCTATTTCCGGGAAGCCGACCTTACCAGCAGAGACCATCTCATTCACCTCCTGCTCGGTCTTGTTGAATTGCTTGGCCAGCTCCTGTATCACCGGGATACCGCGCTGGGTGAACTGCCGGATGTCCTGTGCATACGCACGGCCTTGCACTCTCAGGGTACCGTACACGAATGCGATATCGTTAAGCGGTGCGCCCACGCCTGCTGCAATGTCACCCAGCCGACGCAACGTATCAACAACTTCATCAGCTGCAAACCCGTACGCAAGAAGCTGCTTGGCGCCAGAGCCTACCTCTGACAGGCCAAACGGCGTCTTGGCGGCAAGCCCGATGGCCTGCGCCAGCAACCGGTCTGCCGCCTCCTTACTGCGCAGCATAGTGGTGAAAGCCACTTCCAGTTGTTGGAATTCACCACGCACCTTTATTATGTCACGAACGAATGACCCGAAGGCGTTAAACGAAGCATAACCGGCAAGCACTACAGCAATCTTCTTAACAAGATTTTCCGTCTCGGTGAATTCGTTGTTTATTTTTTGGATCTCCTTGTCGAGGCCCTGAATGTTTTTTGCTGAGTTGGCAGCACCCAGGATTGCACGTGAATAGGCTTCCATCTCCTTGTTCACACGGCGTTGGGCTTCCTGTTGCCGTTGTAACGACGCCACCAGCCCTTTCTCCATATTCTTCAGCGCCTGATCGTAGCCGCTATCATCAATAACCGCAGTGAATTCAAGAGGTCCGCCGAGTACGTTTACCGCCATTATTTCTTTTTTGGTAGGTTTAAAAATGTACTTAGTTCCGCAATGTCCTGCACCTGCTGCACCGGTTCATCCTTGTCCTCCTTGTCCTCCTTGTCCTCCTTGTCCGTATCGTATGTCGGGATGGTGGCCAACAGCATGTTCAGATTAGCCCAGCTGATCTCCCACAATATCGCGTCATAGGACATGCGGAAATATTTCATCACGCCACCGAGCGTGTGCCAGGGGCTATTTAACTCCTCCTGTCCATCGGGCTCACCTCGCTTGCGCTTACATTGCTTGCACTTGCAGCTGGCACGTCCAGTACATTCATGCCGCGCATGGAGATGATAGAAGTCATAAAACTTGTAACGTTCATCTGCTGCAGCACGATAGCCATCACCTTCTGCATCTCCTGCGCTGTGAAGTTGCGCAGGATGAAATTCACCAGATGCCGCGACGGTTCATGCCGGTCATTCTGTATCGCAACAGCCACTACTTCAGCCATCGTACCGGCATGCTGTTCAATCGCCTTGTAGTTACTGTCCAGCAGGTTCTTCAGATCAAACACCGATACATCGATCGATAGTATCAACCTGGATATGCGGATGAGACTGCCGAAGCAGATCGGGCGAATTGTAAACCTGCGCTTACACGGCAGTAGCTTCCAGCGCTGCAGGTAGCGATGAACAATGTTGATCGGAATAATATCCACCTCAATCAACACAGGTTGTTGCAATGTGGCATCGGCCACCTTGGAAAGGACGTTTGAATCAGCCATAGCAAAAAAGGCCCTTGTTACAGGGCCCTTACTCTTTATTTTAGTAAAACTTATCCAGCATAGTTCGTGATGCTTAGCGGTGCTACGCCTTCTTTGGTCGGCGTCAACACGGTAGCAGTCATGTTTACCTGCGCAAGATTATCTTTTGTAAAGGACCAGTTGAAGTTTGCACGAATCTTGGCCCGTGGTATCTCAACAATGTTGCCCTTCTTGTCCGTAATCTTGATAGACCGCTCTATATCCGGCGCAGTAGTGGGGGCTTCCCACTTCTCTTTCTGTTCCTGCGCCTGCACGGTAGCTACTACCACAGAGAAACCAGAACCAGTGCCGCCTATGTCAGATGCAGCCGCGCTCAGGTTATCGCTGCCCGCGTAACCTGCGCCTTTGTTGACGATCGTTACAGCCGTTACCTCACCACCCGACACCGTGATGTTAGCCGTGGCGCCGCTGCCAGACCCACCGGTAAGCGGCACGTTGGTGTAAGTGCCGTTCGTGTAGGATGAACCAGGGGTGATCACGCCTAAAGTGAGCACTCCACCGGCTGCAATGTAGGGCGTAACAGAACCTCCGAAGAACTTCTGCAGCGTAGAAGCCTTCACGTCCACACAGCTGAGAGCAAGCGACGTAACGCCTTTCTGTGTTACTACAGACTCAATGGGGTCGTCCTGCTCTTCGATAAAAAAGTCAGTTGTTTGAGGGTCCTCGGTAGTCAGTGTCGCGGTGCCCTGGAAGGTGTTGCCAATCGCCTCCAGCACAGTGCCCATGCCGCCATCACCTGCGATCGCACCCATCTCTACCGATACCAGACCCAAACCGTATTTTGCCATGTCAGATAATTTTAGAAGTTAAGATTGTAGAATTCAACTCTTATGTTGATGTAATGTGATTTTGCTTGTTCGTCTTGAATCATGACCTGCTGCTGTACGTCGTAGTGGTACCCTGCCTGCCACTTGTCCTGCAACACACCCACCGCCATCGTGGCTAACGCCTTCAGCCTGGCGTAGTTCGGTTGCGTGTCATCCTGAATGCCGTTCAAGTTCTGCACTACATTCGGTACGTGGATGTTCACATTGGCGATTGCAGTCTGTAGCTGCGTGTTAGGAACCGGCAGGCAGTTGATCACAATATCTTCCTTGCTGCTGTTTACCGGACGCGCACCCTTGTAGATGCCGCCGCTGATAGCAGACTTCAGCGCGCTGCCGTTAATAGCGGCCCACAGTACATCCACAATGTCAAGTGTCGTGATCATCTCAGCGGTACTTTACCTAGTTTGTTCTGAATTTGCTGAACAGCCTTCTCCAGCGACTCTTTTACGCCGACAGCGCTCGACGTGATTACATTGAAGCCTTTAGATTCAACATAAGCTGCGTAGTGCATGCCGGCCACACCGATCAGCACAAACCCGGTTGCGAATTTTGCGCCCACCTCAGCCGCCACTTCTTTTGCCCGATCTTCTCCTTCCGGGCCATCTTTACTCGCAAAGTTCTCTTCGATCTGTTCACCATCCCGCAGGATTATGTAACCGATCGAGCTGCGAAGATTACCGGTACGATCCTGATAAGTGCGTTGCTCCCGGGCGTCGATCACAAATTGCTCACCGATCAGCTGCAACCTGGACAAGATCACTTCGCCTAACATCTGCTTGCGTTGTTCCAACATGCGTTGGATGTCAGAACGGTTAAATTTCGGTGTGATCTTTATAGCCATAGCTTGCAATTCAACTGACCGACGTGGTACCGTTTAACCGTATCCGATAGTATGAGCGTTGCCCCATCGTGCACTTCTACTTTGGCACCAACAGGAATAGCCACTGCCGGCAGCGGCATGTACACTTCCCAGGCGTAATCGATCACCACGCCATCCGCCGTCACCACCTTACCATTACCGCCGTTCGGCTCAGCCCTGCACTCCTTCTGAAGTGTGCTGATCGAACCGGGCACCCAGTTACCATCGCTGTCCTGCGTACTTGCTGCAGTGATGGTGACGGTTATGGTATGCGGATACTGTCTGATCATCACCACACGGATTTACTCGTGATCGTCGGCGTCTCGTTCAGCTGATCAATAATATCAGTGGCGTTATGCTTGCGCGCCAGATATAGCAGACGCTCCCGAACCTTACGAAAAAAGTCCGGGTGGCTCACCGCGTAGTCTCCTTCACGGACATCAACACGGGTATACAGATTGTACAAGAGCGGGATGGCGCATTGCTCAACGACATTCTGGTTCGCTTTTGTATACTCCGCCTCCCCGTCAATCTCCGCATTGATAAGCGCCAGATCGATGGTGTCGTCCGGCATGCTTATTTCAAGGGTCGCTATGAGCGCTTCACGGTTCGTCATAATTCAAAGAACGTATTATGCGTGTACAGCTGTCAGTATGTAACAGCTATCAATGGTCTCCCACGCAGGGAATGCGTTCCACTCACCCTTCGTGTATTCGGCGAAAGGCTCGTTGGAACTGAACTTGGATATGAGAACGCCGTTTGCGTTAGCATAAGCGACATTCTGTACCGGACGCAACTGCTCAATAGCAAGCGCGTTCTTAATAACTCCCAACTTACCTGCAGGGATAAACGTTGCATTGTCCTCATCGAACGGCTTAACGGCAGTAATGGCGCCATCTTTCTCCACGCCGATTACTTCGTTTACGACCTCGATGATCGGCAAGCCGGTGGCAGACAAAAATTCGTTTACGCGATCAAGTGTGCTCACTGCGATCGGGTTGAAACCGCTACCGGGTTTGGGGCCGTAAAAGAACGCCATCAACGTGTCCTTCACCTGCTTGGTCTGACGGAACTTCTGCCAGAGCGTATCTGACATCAGTATTTTTGCGAAATTGATGCCGCGGGCCTTGGCGTCGCTTACAACGTTCTCAATATCCGTGATCGGTGTAGCCGTCTCAGCGGTTTCCCACGTCGTGGTGGAATTCTTCTTGTTGCTGGAGCTCATCAGCAGGTCAATATCGCTCTGCACAATACCATCCGGGTTGGTGGTAGTACTGATCGTGATCTTGCCGGTTGAAAGCGCTTGCAATACAAACATATCAACACGCTTGTGGCAGCCGTCGCCACACTTCTTCACATCGCCCCATATCAGATCGAGCACCTGACGAAGCTTGGTCTGATCATCCACGTTAGCGTTCTGAATGTTGATGTAGTCGCGATAGTCGCTTTCCTTTAATACGTACATCTGCTTAATGGCCGGAATTTCACCAGAAAGCTTTTCCAACCCGGCCCTGTTACGAAGCGGTGTAGCGGCATCTCTGTCCACTACGGATGCAGCGGCCTCTATGCGGCTACGTCCTATCACACTGGTGTAGGTGAGCGACGTCTGCGGTGTTGCAACGTCGAAATACTTCGGATACCACAGCGGAGCAAACAAGTCTTTCGACTTATCCACCATCACTTGCAGTCGGTCTACTGCGTTACCGAAGATGCTTTTTAACTGACTCATACTTTATGAGAAAAAAAAGGTTAGTAAAATTGTTCAGTCTACCCGGAATCAGAATGATTCGGAATAGTGGATCAACGGCAACGCAGCGCGTATGTGCGACGGCGTTGTCGGTATGCGCCGGTGAAACACTGAGCCGCGAAGCACGACAGACAGTGTTGCTCCTGCTACCGGCTCAACGTCTTCGTACAACAGACCACGTGGTGTGGTGATGTAAGCACCAGCTGAAGCACCAGAAGACACCGACTGGAACACCGCATCACCAGCACTGATGACAACACCCAGTGTAGTACCAACCGTAATCACATCGTAATCCGGATTGGTGTAGTCTATGCTGGTTATTGCGTACGAAGCGCCTCCCACGGTGTAGGCTATGTACTCGCCCGCTATGAAGTGGTGGCCTTTCTTGACCTTATACGTAGTAGCATCGTTTGTAGCATTATCGTGCAGCGTAGCGATCTTGATCACGCGAGCCTTGCGTGTAGCCTCATTGATGCCACAAGGCAAACCGGCTTTCAGCACAGAGCCTGCAGCGAGTGTGGTCAGGCCGGTTGTGTCCAGCGTGAATCCACCACCTGCGGTCTCGTATACGTTGCGCCATACTACTGTATCGTTAGTAGCCGCTGTTGAAACAGGTTGTAAACCCATTGTGAATAATTTTCGTGTGAGTATTGTTGTTACTTAGCAGGCTCTTTACTGCTGCTTCCGGTCTTGCTGGCAACCCAATTGTCTATAGCGCTGTCAATCGCTTTTTGATCGGCCTTACCCACGGTTCCCGTTGCCGGTGCACCTGCGTTGGTCATCAAACCTTGATTCGTCAGCTCCTGTTTGAAGTCCGTGTAGTCCTGCTCCACGGCCGCAATGAAGCTGTCCAGGTCTTCATCCTTTTCCGGTAACGCACGACCCGCATAGAATTTTTCCGGCACTTTGTCTTTCAGCTTCTCGGCAATCTTCGCTTTCATCGTCGTCTGTGCCTTCTCGGACTTCAGCGCATTGACGGTTTCCATCAGCGCCTTCGCCCATGCGGGCATGTCGTCATTGTCTTTGTTCTTAGGCGCGTCGTCCGGTTCATCGGAACCGGTCTTTGGCTCCTGCTTGGACTGCCTGGTTTTCGATTCAAGCGTTCTGACCTTGTCGTCCAGTTTTGCCAGATCGCTGAACGGGCTTAGCTCATTCAGCTCGTCAATCCTGGTATCGTGGTCTGCCACTTCTGTTAAGTCCGGAAATTTGTTGTGAAGTCTATCCGCAATTGCGTCTATCCTTGCCTGAGAGAGATTCACACCTAATGCCTTTAGCTTGGCTTTTAGTTGTGTTTTAAAAATTTCTAACATTGAGTAAAGAGCTTTTGCCGTGAAATTATACCGGCTATGTGGAGGCTTCGTGAAGGAAAACAGAAAACACGCAAGTGTTCGGGTTTATAGGCTATCTTCGTAGACTTTTTTATGACATACACCAACGTGAACCGGCTGGTAGAAACCGAACTAGCCGGGTGTCTGGACATTGTCCGGCACTACAGTAATTACAAGTGCGTCCGGGACAACCTGGTCTTACGAATAGCGCTGTACCGCACCAGGGCAGCAGCTGAGCACATTGCGGCGCAAGTAGAAGAGGAAGCCGAGGGCGCGGATATACCGGCATATGAATACGCGATCAATGAGCTGCAGTACGAGTACCGGCTGGCACAGAACAAGGGGGCTGAAGAAAGCAGGCTGATCAATGCCTGGGTGAAGAAGATGCTTGCAGATACCAGCCTGGAAGAGGCGCTTGAATTCATATCCTATCTGAAGAATTGCAGAAATAACCGGGTTAGGCGGCTGTAAATCAGCTACATACTTACGTTGTTAAACCTGTTGCCTAAACGAAGCAAATAACGTACCTTCGCATCATGGCGCAGTCTGTCTACGATAAGAAGAAGTTAATCGAAAAAATAGAAGCCGGTAAGAAGCTTACCCGGCAGGAGGAATTGTATTACCTCACCAGAGTACTGCGCTTCACGCACCGAGAAGCAGAGCACATACTCACAATTACATCCAACAAGAACCCCAACCTCATCATCGACTGATCCAGCCCATCTGCAGGAACAACGCTTCAATCACTTTTTCCAGCGTGGTAAAGTCGTCTTCCGCCCATTGCGTTGGCATACCCGTGGCCTTCCCTCTTTCCAGTCGCGCTTTCAACCCATCCAGCAACTTCGTGTTACCGCTGCGCACTGCAATGAATTGTGCATAAGCCCGCGCCCATATCTCGTGTGGCTGAAAAATGTAATCGGCGTAGTCGTAACCTGCCGCGCTCAACGGTAATTCCAACTCTCCAACCCTAACGCTTCCCTTTGTGCGAATTTCTGTTAGATGTTTATGCCACGCCGTTTCCTTCACGGCATCCCTGAACGGCTTCAGCAGCTCACCGCGCTGCGATTCAAACTTACCCTTCTCTCCTATTGCGTGCAAGTCGAAATAATGCCCCATCTCATGCACGATGCTGAATGCGCCATGCGTCGCATTCGACGACAGAAAAATATCCATCGGATTACCTTGGGCGGAGTACCTAAACGCTGCTTCGTAGCTTGCCCGCACTTTTTTGAACGGGATGTCCTGCAGAGCGCCGTCACCGTGAACGCTATCAATCGCTTCCAGCGCCTCATCCACCGTGCGACCGATGCTGCGCGGCACCTTCGTGAATTGTTCCTTAATCCGCATGCCTGCCGGCTTCAACACCGATTCGACTGGTGCGGCACCGTCCTGCAGCGCCTGGTTGTAATACCGCTGGTTGTCCTTAACCCAATACGGTCTACTCTTCCACCCGTCTACCCGTTCAGCATTTTCTCTTACCCATTGCTGAAAGCCTTCCGGTGGATCCTCTACATAGCGCACCGCTTCAGGGTCGAAGTCGGCAATCCCTAACAAGCTGTCTTCGTACTTCTCGTACTCTTCATCCGTCATGAGTTCAGGAATAGCGTAGCAGAGGCATTGCGGGTGCCATCCACGGAACAGGAAGTCTTTCGGATAAGAGCCCACCATCGAATCACATATATCGTACTTCGGGTGCTGCGCACTCAGTTTGATCTGTATGCCCTTGACAAACGGCATCTTCTTCCAACGCTCACTGTCTGCGGTCCTGTACGCCATATTGTTCTCCGTACGTGTCAGCCGCATGGCGTTCTTGAAACTGCTACGGTACACACCTTGTCCGGGATGGTACTCCTTCGCAGCCTTCGATAGCTGCAATTTGCCTTCCGCATCGCGCACACGCCTGAACAGCTTGTCAGGCTCGACCAGGTACTTCTTCAGCTCCCTTGCCGTTGATCGGGCGTCCATGCCATCAGTAATCCCAACACCGAGTCCGGCCTCCAGCTCATGCTTGTAGGGCTCAATCGTCTTCCACACTCGGTCACTAAGATTCAGCCCCTTCTCACGACGCGCTATATACTGGTTCAGCGCCCGCTTATTCGGGTCGTACAATATCTGCTTCACGCGCGGCTTAGGGCGGCGACCTGCAAGACGCCGATCAACGAGAATATCGTTCTTTTCATTGCTGAGGCCCCACGACGTCTTAATGCCGTTAACCACACCAGTGTAGATGTCACTGTGTAGCTTCCTGACTTGCGTTTCAATCTGCTGCTTAAGCCTGGGATAGTCGTTGATGTTAAATACCTGACCATTGAGTTGAATCTGCTGAACGTTGAGGGATAGCACGCGGATAGCCTCTTCATAGGCGTTCCTTATAAGTGTAGCAGTGCGGTTGATGTGTCGGCGCAGCTCGCGTTCATATTGTTCGTGCAGATCAGCCATTCCATCAGTTCAGTTTTGGTGGGCAAGTAAAAGAAGGGTGCTTGTGTTTGCCGACAAGTTCGCCGCAATTCTTGCACACCGGTTCGCGCCACTGCGCTTCCGGAAATACGGGTTGGGGTGGCCGGCCAAACGTCAACTGGCTGATGTATAATCTGCCGGTGAACAATAACCGCAGACGCTCCCAAATGGAGAGCTTCCAGCACGACGTCATTCGACCCTCCGGCATCCCCTGATAGCATGCCGGGAGCGGTTGGTATTCCGGCTGGCCTTCCGCCAAAGTGAGATTCTGGCCCTTGATTCGTATAGGTGTCATGGCTATTCGTTGAATTGATCGTCAAGCGTGCCGGCTTCATCGTCCAGATTGGCGAGTTCCGCTTCATGGTCTTCCACCAACGGATTAAGCGATACAGCGGTCTTGCGTGACAAGATCGGTTTGCTACCCGTAGCCGTGACCAACATATCGATTTTTTCCAAATCATTTTTGGGAAGATAGTATTCAAACCTCGGTTTGATGGGCAGCGGTAACGCAGCTTCCAGGCGTACATTGATTTTAGCCATGGCGGCTTTCAGGAAGTTAATCCTGCGCTGTATACATTCGCCGAAGGTTTCTTCCTTATCGGACGCCTTCATGTGCGCACCGAGAAACAGCATCTTCAGCGCAATGCCGCTGTAGTTGCCCAGACCTTTCACCTTATCGAAGCTAATGTCCGGCGTGTCTGTCAGTCCGTATATCAGTGATCGTAAGTTCTCCAATTCGAGCTTCACCGATTCTGGTGAATTGTCCCAGCTCAGGTACTGCGCCTTGGCGCCGTTCTTGCCGATCAGCACCTTGCCCTGCTCACCTTTCTTGGCGAAGCCGTCCAGTTCGCCTTCGACGAACACCATCGGGCTGCCGAAGTAATCGTTGGTGTCTGCGTGATTGCTGATCAATTTTTCAAACCTGTCTATCAAGTCCTGCACATCGTACCAGTCCGGTACCGCCTGACGGTAATAGATAACCGGGATTTTACCAATCACATTGGTTTGCTGCTCTACAGTAAACCCGGCATCCGTCTTGGTGCCAAAGTAAATTGCTGTGTCGGTATACAGGTCGTAGTGTGCTACCTCCTTGCCCTGCTCCCTTAACGTGTATTCACGTCCGAAGGCAATGAGGTCACCAACCTTGTTATACACCGGGTAGAGCTTGTCACCCAGCGACGGCGCAAGCAGCTTCATGCGCATGCTGAACGTACCGCCCTGGTTGCGTGTGTTGGCCCAAAATTCCGGGCCCACCTGTTCCACATACCAGAGCTCAGCTGCTTCGGTCTCAGAAAAAACGTGCTTGGCTATGCGCTTGTTGAGGTAATCAAGTTTGTTTTGATTCCAGATTTGTTCAACGCCTTCCAGCATAGCCAGCTCAACGTCCTGCCTCGCATTGCAGGACAGAACTACCGGATTGCCGCAGAGGAACGTAGCGGCGCGATTAACAATCTGCTTCTGCAGTGAGACGGGAAGGCGCGCTACAGGGACGGTTGAAGGCCCCTGATCGGATTCAACAATTTTGTCAGGGCGTTTGGTCGTGTCTTTTACGTCGTGCTGTATTGGGTCGTATTGTTTCAAATAGCCTGAAGCGTCCACCGCCGGACGTTCTTCAGCGATCTTCTTCTGAAGTTCTTCGTAGTTACCTATGAGTTGTTGGAGCTCTTCCAGTTCCATAACCAGCAAAGTATGCGTAAGGCGGGAAGGTGTGGAGTCTTAAAAACCGAAAATCGAAAAGTATTCGGGTTTAGTAGAAGTAGCGGGCAACGTTCTGCTTCTTCTTATCCTGCAGCACCACATCCGGCACAGGGTAAAACGTCGCAGCAAGGGCGTCGGCACGGTCAGGCGATCGTTTCAACCGCTTCTTGATCTCGTCCTTGTCTTCGATCTGTATGCGGCCGTCACTGCGAAATTTCCAGCTGGTCGCTGTGAGCTCTTCGAACAGCTCGTCGTCGGGCGGAAGCATGGCGGCAGACTTGTTCGACGGATTGAGCCAGTCGCGAATACACCAGTACAGGTATGCCCGCATGTTAAGAAACCCGTATTGACCGGTACAGTCCTTCAGTGGCTTGCCATCACTACCCACCGCAGCCTCACTGCCCTTACAGCTGTGCGGATGTAGCCAGTCGTGTTCGGCCTTCAGCTCTTGCAATCTGCTGTACACGCCTGCGCCTTCACCGATTGTATCAATAAACGCCTGCGCAATACGACCGGTGAACGCATCAGTATCGGCCTTCAGCAGGTTCAACACCAGTCCTGCCACCTCCATGTGATTCGCAGTACCTCCTGAATGCACCATGTGCAGTGGCTTTACATAATCACCATACCTGCTGCACAACCCACTACTGTCCCTGCCCATACCAGCAACGTCAACGCCTAACCGCAGCGGCTTCGCCACCTTGAAGCCTTGTTCGTTGTACTCCTTCCACCTTGCCGCCGCTGCTTCCAACCACTCCAGTGGCACCAGAACATCGCTGGATACCTTCGGCGCCATGCCGCGCACCTTGACGCGAAACAGATCGTTAGGCCGGTAGCAGTATCTGCCATGTTCGTTCTCCCACCAGAAGTCGCCTTCCGACTCATCGAAGTCGGACGGGTTGATAACGGTGCACCATGTGCGCACCTTGTCGTCCACCCACTCCCAATCCACCTGTCCGGGGATCACGATTTTTTTCTGCACAACATTCGGTGCGTTGAGGCTGTCCAGGCGGAACTTTGCCCAGCCCGGTTTACGCATTGCATTGGCCGCATAGCCGGTACCGGTATTGTCGTTAAAAACAATCAACAAGCGCGAGTTTCCCTGCAGGTTACCTTCTATCGCGTTGTATATCTCTTCTGCGATACCTGAAGCCTCCGTCACGACGAACATGGTGTTAACGGCGTGGAAACCAGTCCACGCCTCCGTCGCCTTGTCATCAGCTTTAAAACCGGTGAGGAACCATTCCTTATCATCCATCCGGATGTCGTAGCCAACAAAACGACCCGGTAGATTGAAGCCACGCTTACGTGCACGCTGCACCAGGCGAACTACCTCCGGATACATGATGTTACCTACCTGTCGGTCAGTAGGCGCGGTCATAGCCACCTTGGTGTTGGCGATCAGCTCACCATCTTCACCCCATACAGGTGTAAGGTATAAAAAACACACTGACGCTACTGCGCAAACGAAGTCTTTGCCTCGTGCAGTTCCACTCTTCACCACTGTGCGTGGATTAATCTGCACTGAACGCAGAATGGCCTTCTGCTCATCGTCCAGGTACACACCCAGTACATCTTGTGCGAACAAACACCAGTCGTTCAGATGTGCGTTCACCAACTCAATGCTCTCGCGCTCCACATCCAGCTCAGCCATCACCTTTTGTTTTCCTCTGCTTTAAAAAATCATAATAGCCTTTATTCAGCGATTCGCCGTCAGTGGTTACATCCACTTTATCGCCGTACGTCTTCGGCTTGAGTTTGGCGGCGATCCACTTGCGCGCATCCACCCGGAGCCGGGCAGCGTTTACACGTTCATGTGTGACGGTCTTCACCTTCGTTTCGTCTGCAATCTCAATGATCTCGTCCGCAAGCAAATCCGCCTGCTCTTGTTTCGCGCGCGCGTACTTGTCGCGGAAGCCTTCGCGGTCCTCCGCAATCCATCGCCTGACAGTCTGATGGGAAGGAAAATCTTTATTCTTATCACACAGGTACTTCAAGCTGTGTGTTGTTGTGGCAATGGCTTCCAAAATCCTATTAACAAGCTTCTCGCTATACTTGCTGGGCCGTCCGTTTTTCTTACTAACTGCCATAGCTATTCGCTTTTATCCGTTCAACAATCTTGTCTACTTTCTCCCGGTAGCGCTCGTATATTCGCTCCTCAGCAACAGCCTGCCTGATCGCCTCACTAACACGTGGCGCAGCTACGCACAACACTTCTGCCAATTGCTTGACAAGGCCTTGTGGATTGATAAGACAGCTATCCGGTTGCCGGTATACGGCGGGATTGTACAGTCGCAACATGCAGCTGATGAACAACCTGCGCAGCTCTGACCGGGAGTGCTTGAACAGCGCGCCGCGGCAGTGGTCCTCGTGGATCCCCATAATGCCACAAAACTTCTGGTAGTAACAGCCAATACGTGTATAGTCGCTATCAGTAGGTTGATCAGCGAGGTAGGAGTCGTACAAGTCCTTCGCCACCTGGGGGTGCCGGATCATAAGCAGCTTGCCTAAAGCTTGTAACGTCTTATTGCTGTGTGATACATGCATAAAAATCCTGTCAGCTTTTTGGGTTAAAAAAGCTACAGGACTCAACAGGACGGACGCAATATAGCAAGCCGTACGAACATGTATCCTCTCAAGATATTAACTGTCGGTGGATTGCAGTATGTCGGGGAGTTGGGTGTTGCGCTGGTACATCCGCCAGAAGTGAAGAAATGAGGCATCCCCTATCTCAAGGTAGCCTGATACTTCCTGTTCGTAGTAGACCACAGTGGTGTGGTCTCTATCGATGTATTCACCTATCTTCAGGTACGAAAAGCCGGTATGCAGCCTGGCTACATGTGCGTATATCTTCCGCGCGACCACCAATTCGGCAGCACGCTTCCGCCCCTTCAACCTGTCCAACGAGATGCCTAAAGCCTGACAAACATCTTCAGCAATCAATTCCAGGCTATCCAGCCGCTTCTCATTTTTTTCACTAAACGATTTTTCAGCCATCGCTATGCCGACAAGGGCATATACGCTGCATTGCGGTACTATCTTCATGCGACTTGTTTTTGGTATTTTTCAATTCTGGCCTTCACGGCCTGCATCAACGCTTCCTGCGTGTCCGCCTTATCACTCAGCGCTTTCATCACATCTTCATCCACTGTGCCACGCGCTATGAGATGATGCACGATTACTGACCGCGTCTGCCCTTGCCGGTGCAGCCGTGCGTTGGCCTGCTGGTACAATTCCAGACTCCACGTCAACCCAAACCACACGATGACATTCCCACCGGCCTGCAGGTTCAAGCCATGGCCAGCACTAGCCGGATGTACCAACATCACCGGTATCTCACCACGGTTCCACGCGTCAATATCAGCTGCGCCTTTCAACATCCGCGGCTTGTAGCCTTTCAGGTGCTTCATGATCCGTTCCAGGTCGTGTTTGAACCAGTAAAACACCAGCACCGGGTTGCCATTCGCCGCTTCGATTACTTCTTCCAGCGCCTGCAACTTCTCGTCGTGCACCTCCACCCAACTCTTGTCTTCCCGGTATATGGCGCCGTTTGCGAATTGCAACAACTTCCCGGTCAGTGCTGCGGCATTCACCGCACTGATCTCATCATCGTTCAGTAGCAACACCTGATCGCGTTCGAAGTACTCATACTGCTGCTTATGCTCTTCACTCAGCCACACATCAATCCGGCGATCAATTCGCTTAGGCAAGGAGAGATAATCCTTCTCCTTCATCGATATGCAGATATCTGCGATACGGTTGAATATCTCCCGCTTCGCTTCGTCGCTATTGATCACATACTTACTGTATGTGCCGTTATTAACGCAGTAGAAGTACTTCGACCTGAAGGCTGTCTTGGTCTCACCCAGTCGCTGCCCACGATCCAGCAGGTAGAGCTGCGACCATAGGTCTAGCAGTGAGTTTGGCGCCGGCGTACCGGTCAGCCCTACTACTCTATCGAACTTCGGTCGGATAACACGAAGCGCCTTAAACCTGGCTGAGTTGGCGTCTTTGAAACTCGATAGTTCGTCAACAACTAACATGTCAAACGGACAGGCTCCGCCGTAATAGGACAACAACCACACTACGTTCTCCCGATTGATCACATAGATGTCGGCTTTTTCTTTCAGTGCGTTGATGCGCTGCCGCTGGTTGCCCAGCACAACAGAAATGCGAAGGTGCTGCAGGTGGTCCCACTTCTGTGCTTCGGTAGTCCACGTGTGTTCTGCCACACGCTTGGGCGCTATAACCAACACCCTGGACACTTCACAGTAATCATGCATCAGCAGATCGATCGCCGTGAGTGCAGCTACTGTTTTGCCCAGACCCATTTCCAAAAAAAGACCACAACCCTTGTGCCGTATAATGTGATCGACAGCGTGTTGCTGATATGGATAGGGATTAAACCTCATCGCTCAATCAGTTTTAAAAATTCATCTAATTGTTCCTGTCGGTCAATTACCCAGACTTCGAACCCTAACCGGCGAAGCCAATCCGACACAAGCCGCTGCCGCGGTGTCTGCTTGCGGTCGGTGCTCTTCAGCTCAACAAACCACAACCTGCCGCCAGGCATCAGCACCAACCGGTCAGGCATGCCGGTGAATGAGACGCACCAGAATTTCAGCGCCTGGCCGCCGCGCCTCGCTACACCTTCTCGTAATTTTCTTTCGATAAGTTTTTCGTTCATTTTTTCACCTACGTTTTTTTTAGTTTTAATCGAGACTGCCGTAACTGCCGTAAAATCCCATACACTCTAAAAACACGGTTTAGGCGTACGCGTTACGCGCATTATGCGCCCTAATTCCACCTAATTACCTTTTTCGTTTAGTTATATATTTTTATTGCAGTTACGGCAGTTTTATGGTGTTATCTATTGTATCTGTTACGTTTACGGACTGCCTTAGACGCAATTTTTACGGCATTCTTATGGCAGTTTATGGCAGTCATGGTATTTTTTCTACGGCAGTCGATTTACCATCTATGGCAGTCGCTACGGCAGTCGAAAAATCGGCCCTGTGATAGGCTTTTTGCGTACCGTACAGGCGGAATTTTGTTTTGCTTTTAAATGTTCTCCACCCCTTCAGCTTCCGCATAATTTCGTGAATGAATCGTGTGTTGTGTGCCGTCATATCGCCCTGCCGGCCACCGAATAGCTCGCACCAGATTTCAGCGGCACACACCCGTGTCCGGGTGAATTGGCCTTTCTCTTTAATGTCGTCGTCCCCTTCCAGCCAGCCACGCCGTTCATATATACCCATCTCCTCCCAGCCTGCTGGCAGAAGCGTGTCCAGGTATTTTTGTATCATACCGACACGTTCGTCTTGCTCACTGTGCTGCTCCTGTATTTCTGTGGCAATTGCTTCCAGGGCAGGGGGTAGATACAGCGTTTCTCCCTGCCGGTAACGCCACAGCGCTTCCGCCCATATCTGGTTTACTTCATCTTCCGTAAGATCGCTGAATACGTCCCTGGTGGGGGTTTCCTGTAGCGTATCAACCGGCCAGAAACGGCGGTTGCCTGTTGGGTCCCGTAGAAAGTCAAGATTGTTGGTGGTGCCGAAGAAAACACATTGCCGTGGGAAGTTCTCTACGCGCCTGCCATACGCAACTCTATACCTGTCCTCCTGCTTGCTGATGAAGTGCTTCACCGTTTCCATCTCGGCTTTCTTCAGGCCTGCCAATTCGCCCATCTCCACGATCCACACGCCCTGAATCTGCTCAAATGCCTCCTTACCGGTAATGGTCCCAAAGCTGTCACTGTACCACTGCCTGCCCAGCTTTTTCAATATGGTGCTCTTACCAATACCTTGTTTGCCGATTAGCGTTAATACATAATCGAATTTAACACCCGGTTCAAACACCCTGGCCACAGCTGCTACCAGCGCCTTGCGTGTCACTGCATGTACGTAATCCGTATCAGCTGCGCCCAGGTAGTCCACCAGCAAGTGATCCAGGCGTGGCTCGCCATCCCAACTCAACCCGTTCAGGTAATCCCGTACCGGGTGGAAGCTGTTTTTCAGCAACACCATATCGAGTCCGTCCTTTATCTTCTGGACGCCCGTGATACGGTACACGTTTTCTAAGTAACTGCGTATACCGGCATCATCCTTGTCGGTGAGGTACCTGGTTTTATCAGTTACTTTCCGCCATGGCAGGTCACGCAGGGTTACTTCACGTTGCTCGAACGCATTGAAAGCAATGCAGCCTTTCAGCAACGGATCGTTCTCCAAGATCAGCACTACGTTGTTCACGGTGCTCTGCAGATTACCTTTTTTATCCGTATCCAGCTGCTCCATCCACTTGTTATCAGCTCCGGTTTGCGCCTGCTGCGCTTCCTGCATTGCCTCCTGCAGGGCCTCAGCGAAGTCGCTGCGCGCGTCCTGCAGCCGTTCCATCGTCAGCTGCTTGCGCACGTTGGCATCCTTAGCAGCCAGTTCCTGCATAGCCACATAGCTGGGCAGTTTGTTCACGGGCGTACCCTCGCGTACGTCTTCGTCTTTCAGTCCGAAGTGGTGCAGGCGTACCAGGTCGAAGGCGTTGCACAGCTTCCCCGCAACCGGGTCAGTGCCGTGGTGTGAATACGCATACTTATTATCGTACACCACCAGCCCGGCAGAGGTACTGCCCTGGCGGTACGTGTAGCGGTTAGGAACGTCGCACTGCTCGTATATATCGGACAGATATAGGTCGATTACTTCCTCTATGTTGTAGGTGCGGCAGAAGGCGCCAACAATGCCGGGTTTTTCCATCGGGTCGCCTTGCTTCTTCATCGCGCGTTGCACAATGTCCTGGCTGCGCACACTGACTGGCCACTCACTGCTATCTTTCCAGTCGCGATAACTCTGCAGCACGGCGTCTGCCGACAACCACGGGCCATCCTGGTATTCGAACAGGTATTCACCATCAACTGACGTGGATGGCCAGAACATCAGCCGTTCAGGCTGGAACGTTGTGGGATCGAACAACTCAATGCCCAGATTGCCCGCAATGCGCCGCGCAATGGCGCCGTATTCGTCCGACATGACCGGCCGGTCCAGCGGCATGATCAGCCGCAGGCGTGGCGATTGAGGCGAATGTTTGTGTGTGGAATACAGTACAGCAGCATTGCTGTACAGTAAGGTAAAGTCTGTCCAAAAGTCCGGACCAGCATAGTCGATGTCCAGTGTGATCAGCTGACGGTAGGCCACTGACCGCGCATTGCGCTTGCCTTGTGTGAGCCTGCCGCCTACGAAGCCTCCAATGTCTTTAATTTCTGCCTGACGTTGCTTTTTTGCCGCTACGTACTCCGCATGTGTCTCGGCGGTACGGTGTGTGGTACTTAGCTTGCGCACCATGTCAGACCACCACCACTCCCTGTTTTTCCAATTAACCTCTCTGCGTGATTTGCCTATAGCGATCTCTATTACCCCGTCGTGGATTATCATTGGTTACGATCTATGGATTTAAAACTTAGTTTTGTGGCGATTACTTTCGCCTCTGAAATGTTCTTCTACCAAACGCGTGCGCAAATACATCAGGTACCGGGTGTGATTCCCGTACATCTGAAATGTTCTTCTACCATCTGGTTCAAACTGTTTCAGAATGTGTAGGGTGTGATTCCCGTACATCTGAAATGTTCTTCTACCTCCTTTTTTATAAACGATCGTATCCCCTGGTAGTTAAGCCTATATTCAGTTTCAAAAACCGACCATATTGATGAATATCGCAACCATAAATAATTACTTTTTGTATCGTACTCAACAATACAATTTTCTCCGTCAAATAAGAAAATAGAGTTTGGATACTTATTAAAATCAACCCTCAATTGCAGTCCGTTGATAAGTCCCCAAAATCTTTCCTCTTTGGATATTTCCGGTTGCTGAATAATTTCTTCGACTTGTTTTAATTCAGCTTCCAGTTCTGCTTTGCGTTTTATTGCTTGTTCTTTTGTCATACCTGATTGTTTTAATCGCACCAAGTGTTCATTATCAAAAATTAAGAAATCATCCAACTCCCCCGCACGGATGCGCTTGGCGGTACGTTGCCAAAGCGAAGCGACTTCGTCGAAAGTGGAGCCTCCATAAAGTGAGTCCTCATTAATGGTGGATTGGTGTCTCATACAGGTAAGCGCCATCCAAAGAGCACTACTAATAGGTACCCCTACTGTTTCGGGGAGAAAAAATTCCCCTTTGTGTGTTGAAACATGCCAGTCATATTTTGTTCCGCTAAAATTCCATTTGGCCAGGTCGGGTCTGATATCGGGTATCCATCCTTCCATGCAGCAAATAGTGCCGCAATTAGTTTCTTCATCTCGTTCACTTACATAGGCACTAAAATCAAACCCCTTCCCCGGTTCTTGAATTTTCTTCGCAACGCCTTCCCTGATTTCATCCAAAAAGGCGGCGGCTTTGTTGCGAATTTGTTGTCGTGTGTCCATATCGTTTATTATTATAGCATTAGTCCAACAATCAGCCCCAATGTGAAGCCTACCAGCAGCACGATAATCGCTGCGCAACCGTTTGTAGGGTGGTCGCCGTCACGGTGACGGAAGGCGTCACTATGGTTATTGTGCGTTGTTTGGTCATTGCCCGGTTCTTCAATTGCTACAGTTATTTCCTTACCATTCATTTTGAAATGCTCTTCCACCTCACGCGCCGCATCGCCATCGAAGTATAAAGGCATAATATCCTTCATTTTGAAATGCTTTTCCACCCCTTCGAACCAGAATTCCGTCTCAAACGCTAAAGGCATAATATCCTTCATTTTGAAATGCTTTTCCGCCACACTCTTTATGAAGGACTGAACACCACTATAATCCATACCATACCCCTCCTCAAAAACTTTCCAAATACCGGAGTACCGCAGCAAAAGTTCTTTATATTCTACATCGTACTCCACCCAACATTCCGCTCCTCGAAAGAAAAAGACGGAATTGGGGTATTTCTTAAAATCTGTTTTCAATTGCAGCCCATACACCAACCCAAAAAACCGCTCTTCTTTGGATTTACAGTCCGGTACCGCTGATTCATCCAACCACTCTATTCTGTGAAAATCCTTTTGGCGGATTTTTATATCCGTATACGTAAAAACAAATTCAACCTTACCGTCACAATAATGAAAAAAGTGGCCGTAGTCTATCACCCCATCCACTCTAACATGTGGATTGCTGTTCTCTGGCGGCATTCGCTTTGCCGCGTTTATCCATTTCATGGTGTTTTATTATTTGTTAAGTCATATCAGCACATTACTAACCTGCTGATTGTAATGTGGCCATATTTTCGTTTCTACGAATTCCAGCAGCCGTTCCCGCTGCTGTTCGGTCTCTATTTTGACGAAGGCAAAACCTTTTTGCTTTAAGCTGTTGAAGGTTTCATCTTCGTCACAATACATCAGCAGCCGGGCGGTGTCGCGTTCATATTCAGGGGTCATGTGCAGCAGGTCAATAGCTGTTTCAAACTGGTTTTTCTGCAGCAGGTATTGTAATTCGAGCGATAACCCATCGATCACCTCCTGCACTTCGTCGTATAGCTCTTCGTCAGCCAGGTAGTCCTGCATGATCGATTCAATTGATTGGTTGCATCGTTTTATAAGTTCCCGAACGCTATCGACCAGATCAACAGGTTCCTGCATAGGCTGTTGCTTTTTCTTTTTTCGCGCCATGTCGGTGTT